CCTGACACCATTGGAACGGGACTTAATAGTACAGAGTGTGTTAGTATTGGAAGTATAGAAACACACAGTGATCTTTCAATCAAAACGATAGACATAAAAGATACTAAAGCACAGGCTCAAATGTCAGGGGAAACGTCAGTCTCACAACAGACGCAGCGTAAAGAAACCACGAAAATATACAAGTCATTTATATTTTCGTGGTTTTCATGTTTCCCGTGTTTTTCATGTTTTAATTTGTAAAATTGAATGCTATGTAAAAATATAATAATATAATATAATGGACTCCTCGACAATTTCTAAATATTGTAATATCAGGATGACAACAGGAGCGGTAATTTCAGGAGTACTCGGTATAATCCTATTTTTCGTTGGTATATTCGCGTCAAAAATCGTTGGAGATACTTCGAGTTACATACTCACAGATGCCATTGCAATTGGTGGTGACATAAAACCAGCGACCGTAAAGTCTGGTAAAAATTCGTATAGGACATACTTTGATGTTGTCTACAATGTAGAGTATGAGGTTTCAGGTAAAAAATACTATGGGACTACAAAGGACAGGTTTTATTCTTTTGACCAAGCGAAGAATACATTAAATTCTGCAAAGGGGTCGGTAAAGAAAATATATTACGATCCTATAAATCCTGTAAAGAACTCCGAATCTAAGGGTGTTGAGAGTTTCGTTCGTTGGGTATCTTTCGGTTCGTCAACGTTGTTGTTTGGTTATGCAGTGGTTGCGTGGATGCTGAGAGACAATTTGGCAATGTGCGCAATCACAACTTTGGGAAACATCACGAACTAATGTAGACATCAATTTCTTACACATTTTCCTTTCCCTCCGTCCCACACCCAACCTTTGCCCGTATCACAGATGCATGCTTTACCGTCCCACCATAGACCATTATCATAGTCGCATTGGCAACGATCTCCGCGCCATTTTTGGAATTTAGGACAAGGCTTCGGGTTAAATTTCAATACTTTCGCTGACGCGGAACGCCCATCATGTTTGTTGCGACACCTCTTAGTTTTACTATCCCATTTTAGTCCTCTTGATTTGTCACACACGCATTTAGAACCGTTCCACGTTTTACCTGAGTTTCCATCGCACACACAATTTCCACCCTTCGCGACTCTCCCACCAGTGCACGTGAAAAGTCTGCCCTTGTCGTCTTTCGTACGATATGTAGTGTACCAGCTCATCTGTTTTTGACATTTTCCTTCGTGTTTACCTTTTTTTACTTCCTTTGTGTGTGGGGGGCATTGACCTCCGTCTTTATTTACGAATTTGCTACCCGTTTTTTTCTCATATTTCTTTCCGCCCTTATCATATTCATAGTCGTAAAACGTTTCTTTTACATCAGTATCATCATCGTCATCAACAGCGTTTATACCGTCAACATATCCTATGTCGTAACCTTCATCAACGGCTTCTTTAATTGACGGACAGACGACTGGGGTATCTTTCTTGAAGTACATTACAGCAATTACAACTACTGCGAGAAATACAAGACCTAGGAGTAATATATTATTCATAGTTTATATAATTACCCGAATATATTTTTTTGTAAATATGTATGTATTTTATTTAAATATGATTTGTTGATACGAGTTAAATTTTATAGAAATCACGAGCCCTTGGGTCGTTGTATTCAAACTTTACTTTTGAAAACATACACAAGAACGGTGCTTTCTTTGCCGTCCGTGTATTATTCATATTACGAGGGGTGTTATTCTTCGTGTTCCAGGCATAATCATAACTTCCGAGTAGACGGGTCTCCCACATAAGACCCATTAGGTCAGCCTTAGCGCGAGTGATCTCGGTGAGGTTGGTGTGAGGGACGATGTACCGAATACGTCGATGAATAAACAAACCACCGTCAAGTGATGCTTGCATCAAGTGATAGATGTGATTAGCAGGTTTCAGTACAATGTTGCTATCAATGTACTGTCCGTGCCTCTGCTTCATGTTCACCGTCTGACCAAGATACACCTTGTAACGCTTCCCTCCGGTTGGAGACAAACTCACCGAGAACTCATATACAGCGGGGATTTCGAGAAGTTTGCTATTGCTGTTGGCAATTCGCTCATTGAAAGAGGGACCGCAGTCAGAGGGAACCGCGAAGAGCTCCCATTTAGCACCCCGGAAGAACTTCCGATACTTTGAAAAATAACTCGGGGAAATCTTCTCGCGTGGGTAGAAGTCAAAGGGAGCAATGGAGTATTTAGCAGACATCGTTGGTTGCTTTTAATAATTTGATACAGAACATTGTCTCGAGCATGTTTTATACAATTTTTGTGTCATTTGTCATTTTGTTGTATCAACACGTCGTATATTATATCAAAGTCAATCATTGAATATCTAATGAGTATCGTAGAATTTTGGAAACAAGATCTTCCATTCGAAGAGAAAGTGAAGTTGTATTACGAAAAAGTCCCACATATCATTGATGGAGATGGTGGATATCGACCCATGATATCCGACGAATATCGCAAAGAAACATTCGTGTATTTCACCGACGACGGACATCTCGAAATATTCGATGACTATACTCTCGACTCGAACAAAGTTTTAGAACGTATAGATGGGACACGATCTCCGACACCGCGTAAACAACATGGATATTTTTTCGTCGATGTTAGCAAAAACAGAAAACAACATGGCCGTCGTCTCTGTCGCGCTATGCTCTCAACGTTCCTTGGACCTCCTCCAAATATGTCATATACAGTCGATCACATAGAGAGTAAGCGCAAACTCGATGATGACCTCTCTAATTTGAGATGGCTAAATAAATCAGGGCAAATGAAGAATCGAAACATGCCGGAAACTATTAAGTCCGCACGAATTATCGTGAACGAACTCTTCCCAGGAGACGAACTGACCGCGAAGGAATGGACTCAATTGCTCATGAAACCCGATGGAATGAAGTATAAACATTGCACTTTTTTAAATTGGGCTCAAAATAAAGAAAACGGGTTTTCGTACAAATACTACGACGATCTCGATGATGAAGAATGGAAACTCGTAGGTGATCCCGATAAGAATCACGTCGAGATATCAAACAAGTGCAGAATAAAAGACGTAACATTTTCCGAATTTGGCCGCGAAGAACATGTTCTGACGGCGGAGCAACTGTGTTTGCAAGGTGTGTATCCGAAGAAAAAAATCAATGGCGAAGATCGTCTTGTTCATGTCCTCGTGTTTCAGTTGTGGTATCCAGAGGAATGGGTGAACAAGAAACCAACCGAGATGGTTCTTCATAAACACGACGATCCGTTAGATTTTCGCCCCGAAAACCTCAGACTCGGGACACCATCCAACAACGGTACGGACGCTCATGATAACGGAAAGTTTTATGGCAAACAGACCGCTAGGCGGCCATGCATTGCATATGATGAAGATGTTGAGATATATAAATTTAAAAGTTTGAGCGATGCCGCGAGATACCTCGTGAAAAACATCATTGATTTGAAATTCAATACGGCAATCAGCGATATTCGCAATGCACTCAACAAAGACAAAGAATATCAAGGTTTTACGTGGAAAACCGTGTGAATATGTGAATATAATATTAATTTAAAAAATCATTGTTATCTATTATAAATATAAAATGGACCCTACTACAAACTTTCGTGGTAGTGACGTTCCTGTATATAATGAGGAATATCTGATGTTTGCAAAACCATCTGAAGTTGGTTTACAAGGAAGGCGAGGTTTTTTTACAAATACGAACACAGTGACAAATACATATAACCATGTATACACTCCTCCAGGTGGTCATACAGGAGGAAAATTCGTTGAGGATGTATACACATCCGATCTATTAATTGCTGCAAAGGATGAGAAAGCCGATAAAATCCCTCTAGACAAACGTGTTGACGGTACTTTTTCAGAGGGTACTCTCGTACAGTTATTGTCTCGCGGACCGCAAGATGTTTATCTTACATATAATCCAAATATTTCTCTATTCAAGAGGACATACAAGCGATACACAAACTTTGCGATAGAAAATTTCGAAGAGAGATTTAGCACTGTCGTAAAATTCGGTACGCGGAATATTTGCCAATTATCGAAAAACGGAGATCTCGTTGGTAATATATGTTTTCGTGTGACTCTTCCCAATCTAGGAATACCTGGAGGAACGTGGGCACCGACAATGGGGTATAGCATTTTCAGCACCATTCGCATGAGAATAGGAGACACTATCGTCCAAGGTCATGACAGGCTGTGGTACGATGTTGATGATAAGTTGTTCTGTGACAACACAAAGATTAAAGGGCTGAACGAACTCATCAAGAGAGACATTACACTGACAACGGACCAGGAATGGGAGCTGATAGTACCGTTGAAATTTTTTTGCTGTAAAAGAAATACAGGTAAACAACAATTTTTACCGATTTTGAATATGAACACCAATATAAACGTGTATCTAGAGTTTAATTTGACCCCATTGAGTTCGTTAGTAACTCTACCTACAGGCTCTATACTTCCTGATATACAATCGGTAGACGCGAGCGTATGGGTAGACTACCTTTTTTTGGATGATACAGAAAAGTTCCGTTTTGCACAAGACCCGTGTGTTTATCTGATAGAGCAACCGTCTTTAATGGAAGCTTTATCATACGCAACGACGACGAATGGCCAAACGTATAACAAGCCAGATGTATACGTAGAAATGAAAGAGCTCAATAAACCTACGAAATATGTAGAAATAGTTGCATATGAACAAGGAAATACGGGATTCAATTATGTTGATATAATTAAAAACGCAACCTTCTACCTCAATTCGGACGAACAATTCAAGACACGTGCCGGAGAATATTTCTCACTGGTCCAACCTTACCAGCATTTTAAACGTTCAGATCCCACGAGTAACGTATATACGTTTTCTTTCGCACTCGACGCTGGTAGTTTTCAACCTTGTGGATACCTCAACTTTGCACCCTACGTAAGAACAAGATTTGCATTCAATATAGGTGAGCAGACCAGACCGTATGTTATTCGCTTGGTCGCTGTATGTCTGAATTGGATTAAATTCGAGTCTGGAAATGTAAAAATGATGTTCAATTAAAAATATTTGATTAACTTATACAATGATTCCAAAACTGTACATAATATTAGCGGTACTTGCCGTACTTGCGGTTGTTTTCTTTTGGTTCCGTGTAAAGAAGGGTAAAAAGGAGAAAATGAGCATCGAACAAGTGTACCATTTCGACAAGGTGGACCAAGCGATGGGTGGATCAGGTGTGTTATCCGATCCTATTAACCAAAGTAGGATGATGTAATTGTAATTTTTTGTATCGACCATTTATACATTTATATAAAACTTTTGATGTATAAATGATTTAGTATTTTAATGGAAACCGTCAAATATTATTGTGCAGACGGAGAACTCGAGACATACGATAAATACACGGTAGATCTTAACGGTGTCATTAGAGACAAGAAAACGAACACGGAGAAATCATCCGTCATGAAAAAGACGATCGTATCGACTTCCGTCCTGAAAATCTTCTGATAGGGACGCCATCCGATAATGGAAAAGATGCCCATGATAACGGAAAGTACGACGGTACGAAATCTGAAAGAAAATCATGTGTGTCATATATTGACGGCGTAGAAGAAAAGCTACACGACAGTTTACATGACGCCGTTCGATATCTACGAAAAAATGGTTGGCAAAAAGCAAATGTGAGTAATATCATCTACGTTTTAAATGGTAAATACAAGTCCATGTATGGTCGTACATGGAAACTCATTTGATATCACTTCGGGAAATTGCACCCCTTTATCGAATTATCCCACACGAGTCCTGACGCACACGGCATCTTCGTCGCAGAAGAACGTCCAGATTCACATTGGAAAAAGAACGGTTCTCCGTCAGTACCGAACGGATCCGTGGCCGTTCCGTCACATTTGGGATTTCCACCCGTGTTCCCCCCGGGGGGTGGGACGAGATTAGACCCATCTTTTGGCCAGTCACAAACATTGTTGGCGGAATTCCATACGGTTCCCTTGGCACAGGGCATCTTAGTAGGATTGTCCCTTCCAGGTTCGCACTGATAGAAGAATGTTTCCCCGTCGTTTCCATATGGCTCACCTCCTTCTTTACCGTTGCATTTTCCGTCAGGTTTGGGAGCAGGTTTGGGAGCAGGTTTGGGAGCAGGTTTGGGAGCAGGTTTGGGAGCAGGTTTGGGAGATGGCCCGGGAGATGGCCCGGGAGATGGCCCGGGAGAACCTTTAGAAACCGATACAAATGTATATGGCGATGCTGCCTTTATTGTAACGTTTACATTATCAAACAATTTGAACCCGTGTTTTGTTTTCACAACGGTTGGCTCGACCGTCATACCGTCAGGTCTTGTATAACGAACTACGATTCTATCAGCGGATATCACGTTCGCTATTTGTCCCGGGACGACTACATTTCCTGTGGGAGGTTTAGGGATGGGTTTGGGGGCAGGTTTCGGAGCGGGTTTAGGCGTTGGAATCACCGTCTTCTTCATGCACCCGAAGCCATCGCTTACCCAATTATTTTTAGTGTCGCAAACGCAATCTTTGCCATTCGATACGAATCCTTTACTTGCATCGCAAACGCACTGGTTTCCAGATAAAATTTGATTTTTTGAACACGTGGTTGATTTTACACATTTAGAACCATCCCACGACCATCCTCCGTCATAGTCGCATACGCAATCTCCATCCTTCAGAACCACCCCCTTTGCAGGATCGCACACGCATTTACCACTTTCGTCTTTTTTCTGGAATTGTGTGCACACTACAGGAGGTGCTAATGGTTTTACGGGTCCTAGAACGTCAACGCATTTTTTGTCACGTGCACATTGTTTTTCCCCGTCGACTGTGGTCCAATTACGACCAGTGTCAATTGTTCCATCTGGACATACCCAACTTCCGCCTTTATCGACCCGCACGAGATATTCACAACCACCTCCAGGTTTTAGCACAGGCGCGCCAGGGTCGGGACATTCTTTAGTCCTACATTGTTTTTCACCATCTTCATGTTCCCATGTTCTGCCTGTGTCGATGTATCCTTCTGGACATTTCCACGAATCTCCGTCTGGTATCCTCAATGCGTATTGACACGTCTTTTCTACTTTCACAGCATTTGCGCAATTTTGGGTATATGCACATTGTTTTTCACCGTTATCGTTTTCCCACCCCCTTCCGGTGTCATTCGTTCCCTCTGGACACACCCAAGTTCCCTTTCCGTCTTTGTCGATACGAGTTGTGTACTCACATTCATCTTTTTTAAATAAAAACCAGTAAATACCGTAAATAATGAGAATGACGATTGCTATTAAAAGACCTATTACACCAACCTTTCTGAGAGAGAATCCCGTTCCCGTACCAACGAGCTTGTTATATATACTGCCAATGAACGAAGTTTTTACTGCGGTATCCGCGGCGTTTGAAAAGTTGTTTCCGAAGTTTGACAAGTTGTTTCCGAAGTTATTCCCAAAGTTTTCTACATTGGTTCCCATATTATCTCCGAACGAATTTACATTTTCATTTATGTTATTTAAAATATCTTTGAAAACTATGTTATTCGGTATTTTACCAGCCATTTATTAATAATAAACATTATTTTAATTACGTTTTACACCGAGGTACACTTCCTTTATAAAAAGGGTCTTCTTTTTCAAAATCATAATGGTTATCATGTAGTTCATCTTCATCAAAACACAATGGTAAATTAGATGAACAATCATATACCAATGAATTTACTATTTCATCATATTCATTTTCGGATTTGTCCGATTCTTTATGACCGTATAGTTTTTCATTGATATTATCAATGAAAGTATTTACACTATTTTTGAAAGTATTAATATCTTCATAGTCTTGACACATTATTTAATCATTTATTATACTGATGGTCATTTAAATTATTATATCAACAGAATAAATATTTAATCATTTATATTCATTTTCATACGAGGGATATAAATGTTTTCTCTTGGTAAAAATTTGATGTCTATAAATGAAATTCAAGAAAAATACAAAAATTATATAAAAAGAGGAACTGGTGTTATATATGGGTTATTGTTTCCGTCTGGCAAGTATTATGTAGGACAGACATATTATTTTTCTCATAGAATGAGTTGTCATAGAAATATTAAAAAGAAATTTAGGAAATTATTTGCCGCTATTAGAAAATACAAATGGGAAAATGTTGAAGTGATTGTCCTAGAAACTGACATACCTATAGACGAATTAAACAAAAAAGAGGAGTATTATGTTGAAAAATACAATAGTTTTTACAATGGTTATAACTCAAAACCAGGGGGCGGTGCTGTTCGTGGAATAAACCACCCTTCATATGGTAAAAAACATTCTATAACAACACGTAAATTGATGAGTATACAACGTCGTGGTAAGTTCAACCATAATTATGGTAAAAAAATGACCGAAGAACAAAAAGAAAAAATACGAAAAACATTATCTGGTCGTAGACGAGATGAAGATATTAAACAGAAAATAAGTAAAACGATGAAACTAAAATTTTCTACAAAAAAACATCACTTATGTGGTACGAAACATACTCAAGAATGGAAGCAAATGATGAGTAACAAAATGAAAGGTGAAAATAATCCGAGATATGGTAAGAAATTAACCGATGAGGAAAAGCAGAACATAAGAAAAAATAGTCCCAATAAACGGAAATGTAGTATAAACGGAAACGTTTATCCGTCGATACGAGAAGCGAGTAGTATTTTAAATATTGCTAGAGGAACGCTAAAATATAGATTAAATAATGGAAAAAATACTGATTACGTTTATATTTGATATTTTTTTTGATATAGTATCTTAAATATGTCATATAGCATTACACAATTTTCTCCACAGAGTATCAAA